AGAAAACTGGATCGCGGGGATTAAAACACTTAATGGATAACGATATGATTGTTAAACCAAGAACCCCTGAAAGAGTACACCACGAAATTCAAGAAATGTTAGCCAAAGGTACTAACTATATTGATGCGCTTTGTGAGTACGCTCGTATTAATGAACTTGAAATTGAAACAGTTGCTGATATTGTGAAAAAGTCTTCGATCTTAAAAGAAAAAGTTAAGGCCGAGGCTGTAGAATTGAGAATGGTACAATCAGATGATCCGGACATCACAAAGCTATGCGAATGAGGATTCTTATTACTGGTACGTAAAGTACCTTGCAATGAAGAAACATTTCTCAGATGCAGGCTATGATTATCACAAATATAACGGAAAGATAAGAGCGTCTTACGAAAAGTTCATGACTCGTAACGACGCTTACTTCTTTGCCAAACTTGCAGATAAAGAAAATCCAGAAAAACTCATGCTTGCTAATATGATAGTTAAGCCTGATATATGGATTCGTCCTATCTTAGAACAAGAAGGCGAAGATAGATACGTTGAATGGCAACGTAAAATAGAATCTTTATCTAGAGTATTTAGTCAAGATCTAAAGCAACTCGACGAAAATTATCAAGCGAACTTTACTTCTGTAAATGGGCAGCACCCTTTGGTTATGACCTTATACCTACAGAAAAAGATTACACTTGAAACAATTACTATCCTTGCTAGTCTATCTAAAATTTTTCCTTACTGGGATAAAGAAATAGTTGACAAAATCATAGCAGGTGATATTATAAAACTTATAAGAAAGTATCGACCTTTCTTAGAAATTGATGAAAAAAAGTTTAAAGATATTGTCCGAAAACAGTTTTTCTGATATAAATATATGGTCGGATGGTCCGACACATATTTCGCTTATACTAAACATACATCGCAATATAAAGGAGAATACGTATGTCATTTGATGCACTCAAAAAGAACCGTTCAAAATCACTCGATAAATTGAACAGCCAGCTCGAAAAAATTTCTACAAAGAGCTACTCAGATCCCAACGAAGGTAAATTTTGGAAACCAACCCGCGATAAAGCTGGTAATGGTTTTGCTATTATTCGTTTCTTGCCTGCTCCAAACGGTGAAGAAATGCCATTCGTTCGTATCTGGGATCATGGTTTCCAAGGCCCAACAGGTCTATGGTACATCGAAAACTCCCTTACTACTATTAATCAGGATGATCCAGTTTCTGAGTACAACTCTAAACTATGGAATTCTGGTCTTGACTCAGACAAAGAAATTGCTCGTAAGCAAAAACGTCGTCTAAAATATGTCTCAAACATTTACGTTGTTAAAGACTCTGGCAATCCAGAAAATGAAGGCAAAGTCTTCATGTATCAGTTTGGTAAGAAAATCTTTGATAAACTGAATGATTTGATGAACCCGCAGTTTGAAGACGAAGATCCAGTAAACCCATTTGATCTATGGGAAGGTGCTAACTTCCGTTTGAAAATCCGCCAGTTCGAAGGTTACCCTAACTATGATAAGTCAGAATTCGATGCTCCTTCAGCGTTGTTTGATGATGATGCAGAGTTGGAACGCGTTTATAATTCTGAGCACTCATTGCAAGAGTTGGTTGATCCTAAGAACTTCAAATCATATGCTGAGTTGAAAGCAAAACTTTATCGAGTACTTGCACTTAATGAAGAACCTTCTGCTCCTTCTACGGCAATGGATGAAGATGATGAATTGGATTTAAGCAACATGGGTAATACCCAAGCTGCCGCTCCTGCGCCATCTGCACCTGCAGCGGAATCTGCTACTTCAATGAGCATGGATGATGATGACGATGATCTATCAATCTTCAAGGAACTAGCGAATGGCTAATAAAACCTACGAAGAGGTTTTAGATTTCGACTTCGGCTTCAGCTTCATTGATGAAGAGCTTCAAGAAAAAGAAGCTGCGGCCGAAGAAACAATCCAAAACATCAGTAGCGAAAAGCAATCATTAGAAGATCAACTTAATGATGCTAAAGTAGCTGCTGATGATTTGGAGTATCGACTAGAACTTCTATATAAATCTATCTCTCCATTCTTAGATAATTTATGTAAGAATGCTGATAAGTCGACAATCTATTGGCCTGATCGTGTAGCAAAGATCCAGGCTTATAAAGCTAAATTGCTTACGATCGTAGAAGGAACTTAATATGAGTCTATTAGACAAATTAGTGAAAAATTCTACCATTAAGATGACCGCTCCAATCATGGAGTCGAAAGTCTATGGTAAGAAAGATATGGCTCCAACGCAGGTACCTATGGTAAACGTCGCGCTTGGTGGTCGTATTGATGGTGGTTTAAGCCCAGGCCTTTTGGTTTTGGCTGGTCCATCTAAGCACTTTAAATCAGCATTTGCTTTGTTGATGGCTGGTGCTTATATGCAACGAAACCCAGATGCTGTATTACTATTTTATGATGCAGAATTTGGTACGCCTCAAGCTTATTTCGAATCATTTGGTATTGATATGGAACGTACAATTCATACGCCTATTACCAATGTAGAAGAACTTAAGTTTGACATTACACAGCAGCTCAATAACATTGAAAAAGACGAAAAGGTTATTATTGTTATTGATTCAGTTGGTAACCTAGCCTCTAAGAAAGAAGTGGAAGACGCATTAGATGGTAAGTCTGTCGCTGATATGTCTCGGGCAAAGGCTCTTAAATCTTTGTTCCGTATTGTTACTCCACATCTTAACCTTAAAGATATTCCTCTTATCGCGGTAAACCATACTTATAAAGAAATTGGTCTATTCCCGAAAGATGTTGTTTCTGGTGGCACTGGCATTTATTATAGTGCTGACGCTATTTGGATTATTGGTCGCCAACAAGATAAAGTGGGCACTGAAATTCAAGGCTACCACTTCGTAATCAACATTGAGAAATCACGCCATGTTAAAGAAAAATCCAAAATCCCGATCTCTGTATCTTGGGAAGGCGGTATTCAAAAATGGTCTGGTTTGATGGAAGTAGCTGAAAAAGGTGGATACCTACGTAAACCAAAAGTTGGTTGGTATGAAGCTGTAAACCCTGAAACAGGCGAAATCATTTCCGACAAACTTCTTCGTGCTAAGGAAATTGTTGACAATTCTGAGTTTTGGATTAATATGTTCGAGAAGACTAATTTTACCTCGTTCATTAAAAACGCATTCTCCGTAGGTGGTAATTCCATTCTACGTGATGATGAAGAACAAGTCAGCAACCAAGCAGAAGAAGTTTTAGAAGATGATTGAAAAAACAGTATTATCACACCTACTATTCAATGAAGATTATTATCGTCGAGTATATCCGTACATCAAGTCGGAATACTTTGACGATGTTAATCTGAAAAAAATATTCGATACATATTCAACTTATGTTGATGAATACAGGGAGCCTCCTTCAGTGGAGGCTCTCAAAATCACTTTAGACAATCGTAAAGATATGAACGAGGATTCGTATCAACAAGTCATGTCTACTGTTGATGATTTGAATGTTGATACCTCAACTGATTTTGATTGGCTCGTAAATCAAACCGAAAAGTTTTGTCAAGATAAAGATCTTTTCAATTCAATTCGTAAAGCCATTTTGATTATGGACGGCGAAGACAAACAAAACGACAAAGGCTCTATCCCTGAACTTCTATCTCAATCTTTGTCAATTAGCTTTGATACTTCTATCGGTCATGATTTCATTGACGATGCTGAGTCTCGTTATGAATTCTATCACCGCAAAGAAGAACGTATGCCGTTCGACATCGACCTTTTAAACAAGGTCACAAAGGGTGGCTTACCACGTAAATCCATGTCTGTTCTCCTTGCTACGACTGGTGGTGGTAAGTCTCTCGTTAAATGTCACATGGCAGCTAATTATCTTATGCAAGGTAAGAATGTTGTTTATATTACTATGGAAATGGCTGAGGAACGTATCTCAGAACGTATCGATGCTAACCTAATGGATGTTACTATTGATGAGCTTAAACTACTTCCTCGTGATGTATATGAAAAGCGAATCAATCGTATCAAATCAAAAGCAACAGGTAAATTGATTGTTAAAGAATATCCAACTGGCTCAGCTCACGCTGGTCACTTCCGGCATTTGCTTAATGAATTGAAAATGAAGCGTGGTTTCCAAGCTGATGTTATCTTCATTGATTACCTAAATATATGTGCAAGCAGTCGTGTTAAAGGTGCGGCAGCAGCAAACTCGTATACTTTGGTTAAATCAATTGCGGAGGAAATACGTGGACTGGCTATGGAATTTAACGCTGCTATTGTTACTTCTTCTCAGTTTAACCGGGATGGTTATGGTAACTCTGATGTCGACCTTACGAATACTTCTGAGTCTATGGGTATTACTCATACTGCTGATTGTATTCTTGGTCTTATAAGTTCAGAAGAA